ATCGTTGCGATGACCGGCGCTGTCAGAGTCTTGTTGGTCAAAGTTTGGGTGACGCCAGTGCCGACTAAGGTCGTATCGGCGTCCGGCACGGTGAGCGTGCGGGTCGCGCCAGGGGTAATGCCGCTTGCCTGAAACTGAAACTTGCGAGTGTTGTCCGCGTTATCCTGGACCGTGAACGCACTATCGTTGACCGTCAGAGTTGGCAACGTGGTAATAGTTGTCAGGCCAGTGCCTGCGCTGTTGATCGCCACCAATTGATTGGCGACGCCGCTGCTCAAGGCGGGCAGCTTATCAAATCCAACAGTAATTAAGTCAAGCTCGGCTCGCATTGACGCGGACGTGGCCGCAGACCCGGTAGATGGGAAAGAACCGTGTGTGTAGAAAGAATTGCTCATCGAAGTCCTCGTCGCGGTGTGTAATGCAGAATGGCACTGTTTACGGTGAAAGGCTGATAGATTGCAGAGATCGATGCGATCCGAATAGCAATGTTTTCAGCGGTGCCGTTAACCTCAACTTCAGACGGCGCAAGTGTGCGACCGTCCCAAACAAAAGTATCCCAAAATGCCGCATCCCAAAAACTTGCGGACAAATTGCTAGTGTAATTTGTGGGCGTCTCTTGACCAATGTATGTCGTTGAATATGCTAGGTCGTAGTTGAAAGCAAACTGCGCATAGCCCGTGCCTGAAATTTCAAGTGAGCCTTTGCGGAATCGCTTTAACAAACGCGGGCTGCCAATGGCGTTAAACACCAAGGTTATGTTGGCCGCAATCTCGGCACCGTCAAAAGACGTACCTGCATCAAGCCGATACACAAACCCGTTGGTTGACCCAAAAAACGAAGTTTCTGAGCCATCAGGCTTTTCGCCTTCACACATGCAAGCAACAGCGTTGGGAAACTGGACGGGCATGGAGCCCATGTATTTGCCGTTGGCCAAGGTGACATACAAACCGTAACCGTCACTGAAGAAAACCCGGTACTGTCCCTTTTCGCGATTTACGCCGCTGGCAGTGGCCAGGTTGCGTCGCTGCTGAATGAAAGGGCGCAGGTTCAAGGTTAAAGCCGCAGAATCAAAGTTGCCGTAGTTCAACGTGGTGGCCATGTTAATGACGCCTCTGTCATCAAACGAATAGCTGACGTTGACGTTTTGTGCGGTAAATGCCTTTGATCCAGTGCCCACGTTGTATGACACCAGCGCAAAATTGGTCGAGCTGCTGCCGTACAAAATAAAAGTGTTGTCATCTGAATAGATGGCCAAGGCTCCCGTTGATTGGTCGCCCGGTTGAACTAGGAAAGCCGTGACGTCGGCGTTCAATGCAATTTCACCGGCCCCGGTAACCGGGCTCCACATGTACGGGTCAGCAATGCTAGAAAACTGGACCGATGGCCCAAAGCTGAAAAACACATGTTGCTTATGGACAACAACGTGATCAGGTGTGTCGTCGACCATGCCTGTGCGAAGTTTGACATAGACCGTGCCGTCAAACTCAAAACCGGTGTTGACCCCGTCTGCGCCGTAAATGCGGGCACCAGAGCCAAAGTTCTCAATGCACGTATCAACGCGCCCACCAGGCAGCAGTGTGATGGCCGCTTGCGCAGCAACCGCAAGCGCATAAGTAGTTACCCCAATACGTAAATTCTCACCGGCTGAAAACGTGCCAGTGACAGACGCAAACATCAAATACCCGGCTGCTGTACCGGCAGTCCAAGTGCCCGAGCTAACAGCCACCCGGGTAATGGTGGCCGTTGCGCCGCTGGTTTGACCAGTGATGATGTTGCCCTCAACCAGCTCAATGGTGCCGGTATTAAACGCCATCTCAAAGCCCAAGGGCACCAGGGTCCAGCCGCTTGTCGTTGACTTGTAAATGGCCAGGGCCGTTCCGGCAGCGTTGTCACGCCAGGCGTAGACGTCACTTGCGTGGAAATAGACTACCCCCCGGATGGGCCCGCTTCCTGGAACAACCAAAATGTCGCTGCGGTATTGTTCGCCCGCCAGGTAGAGATACTGGGCAGCCGTAGCGTTATCCGGGTCAATCGAGCCGCCAATTGCGGTAACCGTTGTTTTCAACACCCCGCCAACGTACACGGCATTGCTCACAGCAAACGCGCTAACGGCCTTGGTATAGACAACGGTCGAGCCTGTAATTGCAATCACCACACCGGTGACAGACGCAGCCAAGTTGGTGATGGTGTTGCCAACTGCAAGAGTGCTGCTATCGGCCACTGTAATTAAAACGTAGGTCGCGTCAGACGGACTAGGGCGACCATCAAAACGCTCGTATCCGGGTATGCGGGTATACCCGCCCGTAATAGATACTTCAAAATTGATGGCATCGCGAGCAATGCCTGGGGGTAAGGAGAGCGTAGGCGTGACCAAGTCCAATCCGCCTTGAAGCGAAATTAGCTGGTATCTAACGGGGGGCATTCCTGTGGCCATGATTACGCCAAAGGTGGTCCGCTGACAATAGTCGGCAGCTGGTCGATCTCCATTCGCGAGTACAAACGTCGGTACTCGAAGTCACCTCGCGATAGGACTTCAGGAGCTGCTTCATATCCAGCGTAGTACATCATGGCCCGGTAGACGATGGCCATTTGAAATCGAGCTGGTATACCAGGCTCGTCAGTGTCAGCCGTGAGACTGACAGGTTGTGTGTAGTATTCGCCATCGATCACGTAGGCTATGTCAGGGGTCGAGCCAAAGGCCAGGTCCTTCTCAGGCGTGATAGACACGACGACTGGGCGCGCGGTCGTGTTGCGCATGTTGGCATAACGGTACAGGTTTCTGAACGTAGTCCAATCCATGTAGTTCATCAACTGCTCGTCTCGATAGGACTGGCCAACACTGGAACACCGGAAGCTGTCACGCTTCCAGTTTCCAAAATTAGTCAGGCCCGCGTTAGCGGCGGTGTATTGAAATTGAGACGCAACCGTGTTGAATGTAAAAGGGATTCGCAAGAACAACCAATCTTCTTTGCTGGTTTGGATATCGATCCAAGCCTGCTGCACCCAAGACACCATGCGACCGGATTCGCCGACCTGGCTTATCGCTGTGGTCAGCGCAGGGCCAGAGACGCCGCATTCGACACGGGTTTGGTTGACAAGTTGAAGGAGGTTCATGCAAAGACCCTATTAGGCTGCTTCAGCCAAAACGTTTTGCAGCCATGCACGGCCACGGGGGTTCAGGTCTTCAACCAAGTCAAAAGGGTAGCTCAAACCGTGGCGTGCAACCATGTCGATCTGGTCAGGCGCAGACGCGTTGCGCGTGATTTGGGTGTACTTGGTCTCCTTCATGCGGGCCAAGATTTCGACATACTTGCGCTTCACGGTTGTGGGCACACCCCTGATCAAGGGTTGGTTCATGCCGTTGCAATTGACAACGACATGGTTGGGTTGATTCTCGTCAGTGGTCGAATGGACCATGACGGTTACCAGCTCGTTCATAAAAGCCTCATCGGCTGCGAGCTTGCTGAAATCACGCGACTCTGCAACGGTCTCAATGACCGGCTCATCATCAATGATTTCCATACCTTGGACGGTGTTTTTCTTACTTGCCATCTTTATTCTCCAGGGGGTTAAAAATCCAAAAAGCAGACCACCCGAAGGCGGTCTGCATAAACTCTTCTAGGAAGAGGATGACAACTTACAGGGCCGAGCCAGGCATGTCCATGCAGTCATAGAACACATCGGTGATGCCGGTTGCGCTGAGGTCAGTGCTTCCGGGGGTAAACGTAGCAGACGAGCTGGTAGTCACCTTGATCAAGCCGACCAGCGTGACGTTGGCGGTAGCCTGGGTAGGTACGGGACATGGGTCGCCAGAGGCAACGATTGGACCTTGTGTGGTCGTCACGGTGCCAGAGGTGTTAACCCAAACAGCGAACAAACAAGCCTGGCTATTAGCCAAGGCAGTGCCTGTGCTGAAAGTCAAGTTGTCGGTTGCAGCCAATGACTTGAACACACCGTTGTTGGTGAAAGTCAAAGTGTTGACGGTTTTGAATGTGGCACTATTAGTACCTTCAGCCAGACCGGCGGCGGTAAGTGAAAGAAAGCCACTATTGGCTTGTTCGATGTTGTATGACATGGTGAGATTCCTTAAAGAAGGTTAGGAGACAGTTGCCGAGAACGGAGTTGCTTCCGTGCCGGTGGCTTTGGTAAGTACCTTAACCAGATACGTACCTGCGATTGCGTCAATGATTTCAATGACGTCACCAGCATATCCACCGGTTGTAGTACCGTTGAGGGTGATGGTGTCATCGGTTGCGGCAGTGGCGTAGCCAAGTACCGCAGCAGCGCCGTCGCTGATCACAAAGGCGCGTCCAGACATTACGTCGGTAGCATTGTTCACCTTGATGGTGGTGCTATTCGATGTAATGGTGGTGCCGATGAAAAAGCGAAATACCGAACCAGTGCCGGTCGCGTTTGGCAGCGTGACTGCACAACCTGCGGCTGCATTGATTGCAATAGTACGACCGCCGTGAACGTCTCGGCTGCAAGTCAGGGTTGCGCCGGTAACTGCGACGGGTGGGGTAGCTTCCACCGCACCGATCACGTCACCAGTTAATCTCCCGTCGTTTAAGAGGCTGTAATAAGCTGCATTGCTCATGGTGTGTTCCTTTGGTTAGACGGGGCGTGGGCTAAGCCCACACCCCTGATCATTACAGAGCGGTCACACCGGCTTCGATACGGGCCATCCAGGCGTCGTTCAAACGCACGGTAGCAAACCAGGTCGAAGCGCCCACGTAGCCAAATTGGCCCAATGGGTTAGCGTGGTTGGTCTGAGATGCTTTCAACACCACAGGCTTGATGGCAGACATGCCCTTCAATGCGACTTGGCCCCATGCGTCTTCACCGATAACGATGAAGGGATACACGTCGACGTTGGCAGCGCCAACAGACAACATGCCGCTTGAACCAATGGAAGCACCGGCAGCCAAGAAAGACTTCAACAGCGGAGAGCTAATGAAGCGGAAGTCTTCACAGGCACCAACTTCACGATCGTGAATAGGCTTGAATGAACCGTACTCTTCCACGCGGGTGAAGCCTGGGAGGTTACGAATGTCGCTCACTGCGTCTGTGTGGCAGAACACCACATAGGCAGGTTGCACAGCGCGGGTACCGAAATTCACGCCAGGAGCCAAGCGGCTAGTGACGCGGCGGCAACGGTTTGATTCCAGGGTACGGGCTGCTTTACGAATGCTGTTCAAGCTGATTGCTGTGTTGATCGCAGAGCGGCTAGAGCCGTTTGCGTAGATCACAGTGGAGCCAGCCTTCAACACGCCGTAGCGAACCAACTCCATCACCTCAGCCAGGGTCTCGCCAGTCAGCTTGACCATCTCGCCGGGGATGTCGTCTTCGTACAACTGCTCAGTCTTAGAGCTGTACTTGAACAACACACCGTACTGCTGGAGCTGAACGGACACGTCCTGGAACGTGATGGTGTTGGAGTTAGGGGTCACGCCTTCAGCCAACACGAAGTTGGATGCGGTGATGTCAGGAGTACCAACATAGCGAGTGGAGTTCTCGATTGTGGTGCCTGCTGTAGATGCGCCGAAAGGCAGAGTACGACGGAACACCAAAGTGTCTGTCGAGTTCTGCGGCATTTCGCGCTGAGTACCAAAGTCGCCCAAGACGGTGATGGGTTGGGCGTGTTCCAGCATGCCTTGTGCGGCACGGATCAAGTTCCGTGATGCAACTGTGCCGTAATTTTGAATAGCCATGATGTGGTTCCTTTAAAAAGTTTTCAGTAGCCTTGACGCGCTTTTTGTTCTTCGCGCTTCTTGGCCTCGTAGTTCCAAAGTTCTTCTGGAGACAAGTCGTCCAATGTCTTGGGCGGCGGTGTCTGGCCAGGTCGGGTCGTCGCGGCTGCGGCGAGACGTGCTCCTCGCTCTTGCCTGATTTCCGAAGCGGGTTTCGTTCTCACGTTGTTGAACATGTCCAACATCTTGATCGCGTCCCTGCCGTGCGGGCTGTCGGCCAAGGCTCTCACCTCGGTTGGCTGAATAGCGAACCACTGGGCAAAGTCCGATGTGTTGATCGTCTCTTTCCAGTCTTCGTACTTGCCTTCGACACGGGCCTCTTCAATGGCAGATTGCATTTGGTTTCTAAGCTCAGCTTGCTGCGCTTGCACGTATTCAACGACCTGGTTGGCCTGAACACCGCTTTGCATGCCGCTGATCTTTGCTCCAACGTACTCTTCCATTGCCCCGGCCCATTCCGGGAAATCCTGCTTGAGCTGCTCCCACTTCTCGGGGTTCTTGGCAGCGGCAGCGATAGCTCCTTGCGATGGCGCGTCTTGTGGTGCAACGGATTGTTGCGCCTGACGTGCTTGCTGGAACTCCCGTTGCATCGCGGCCACGCGACCCTCGGCAGTCTTTACGTGGTGCAGCAGTTGAGAGTTGGCTGTCTCCAGTTCTGTGATGCGGGACAGAGCCTGCCTCACGGGTTCTGGAAGTCCGGCCAGCGGATCAGTTTCCTGTCCTTGAGCTTTTGCAGATTCCTGGGGTTGAGGGTCCTGCGGCGGGTCTACCGGCGCAGCGCCTTGTGTCTCGAATGCGGGTGATGGCTCACTGGCTTCAAGTTTTGCGGCTTCTTCGTTCCAGAGTTTCTGCGTTTCCTCTTCGGATAGTTGTTGTTCCACTTTTCGCTCTCCAATAAAAAGACCGCCCGAAGGCGGTCACTCAGACAGGTTGTGCGGGACTGTTAGTCCGGCTCAACCACTACACCCCGAGTTGCCGCTTGCGGCAAGTCGAGAAATCGTTTGAGCATCCTGATCTCACCCCTAAGCGCAGCCGTGTCGTGTTCGGAGAGACCCACGGCGTCGTTTCGCACGCGTGCGCGTTCGAGCTCTGTTTCAGCCCACTTACGCAGTTTGTGCCAGGTATCAGAGGTGTATTCGTTCATGCCATCAAAAAAGCCAGGTCATTGCCTGGCTATGTAATTTTTGGACGCAAGGTCCCTGCCCGGATTCTATGCCAGGCAGGGGGTGGTGCGCAAGTGATCAAAATTGGTTCTTGGACCAACGCGGGTAGATGCACAAAGACGCGGTGATCGCAGTGCCCGTACCGCCTGCGGAGATGGGCCGAATGAACGGGGGCATCTCGTTAGGCGAGTGGTTGGCAGCAGTGGTGTAAGCCATGTTGGCCGTGCCGCCCTTCTGGGTCATGGCGTGCCAATTGGTGCCGTCGCTCGATCCCTGCCAAGTGATGGTGGCCCCACCGAACGTGCCAAAGGTGTGGCATGTTAGGTCCGATGCCGAGCTGAGCTGGTACGGCAGCCCGCTGTCCGCAATGCCTAATGCCCAGGTAACGATGATTGCGCCGGGAGCTGTGTCGCGGCTGACGGTTGCGCTGATTGATGCCATGATGATTTCCTTTAAGTGAGGTTAAATGCCGGAGCCGGTTGACATTTTTAGGTTTGCTTCTGCGGCGTACAGCTCTTTCTTGCCGCGCTCGCGCATTGCCGTGTCGGCCAACTTGGCCTTGATCTGTTCGAGTGTGAGGTTCTGGGTGTTGGCCATCTTCAGCATCTCGATCTCGCGCGTAAGCTGCATCTCGGCCATGCGCAACTCGCCTTCTTGCTGGGCAATTGCCTGGCGTACCTGCAACTCGGCCATGTCGCCCGCGTTCTGGGCTTGGGCTTTTTGCATTTCGATCTCGCCACGCAGCTGGGCCACGGCCATGGCTGGATCGGGCGGTGCTTCCTGCGGATTCTTTTGCTGCTCTTTGATTTTCTCCAGCTCGTCCTCGGACTTGAACACGTCCTTGGGATCGATGTGCTGGGCCTGTAGGGCCTTCTCAAATAGCTTCTGGGTATCCAAGTACACGCCGTACACCGGGTTCGCTCCAGCGGCCAGTAGGTTCAAGAACGCCTGGTTCTGGATGTCACGTATCAGCAGAGCCGATGAGCCACGAGCGTCGATGCTAAAGTCGCCCTTGATCTCTTCGTCCTCGTTGTACATCATGTTGTAGTCGTAGTACCGGCGGATGTGCGGGCGCGTGACCATGTCGTCGAACTGTTTGACCAGACGGCGTAACACCACGTTGGCGCTGTTCATCAGCATCTGCATGCCGCCAACGGTGTCAGGTGCTGCGCCCTTCTCGCCTTGCATGATGACCGGCACGCCGGTCTCCATGTCGGCCAGCTCCATGGCCATCTTGATGATGCCTGACAGCTCGGCCTGGTGACTGTTGAATTCCACTGCGGTGAATGCCTTGCGCACGTCGTCCACCTCGTCGGTAGCAAACCATATCTTGCGTGCGCTGATCTGCCACTGCTTGTCCGCTGGCTGGATGGCCCCGGCCTTGACGATGATCTGTGGCCCGCTGGATACACCGGCGTTGTCCATCATCTGACGCCATGCAGCGTTAAGGACCTTCTGCTGTGCACGCATGAGGTAGGGAATACCATAACCCCACACGCTGTCAGACACTCGCTCCCAAACGTAGAAGTCATAAGGCAAGTCGCCGCCTTCCAACGGGTTGAGGAACGCCTTAACGATTGTGCTGTTGATCATCACGACGCATGCGCTGACTGCGCGAAGCTCGTCCTTCTGGCCTATCTTGATGCCTGCCGCCTCGAGGTCGTCGTGATCGACTTCGCCCCAGTAACTCCACATCTCGTACACATCACGCGCAATGTCGCGCTGGTCTTCGTCCTTCAGTTCTTGGAAGGTGGCCGACTTCTTTGGGCCCTCTTCCAGCACCTTGCGAAGCTGGTCTTTCATAAACCCTGGCTGCTTGGCCAGGTCACGTACCTGGCGACTGGTCATCTGCTCGCGTTCGTAAACGCCTTTGCCGTTGTGGATCGAGTCGCCACAGCCCGGGTCTGGCCAGACGTTGCGCGGGTCAATACTGAAAGACGCGGGCGTCACTTCGGTCACGATGTCCAGCTGGTGGATCGTGTTGCCCTGCATGTCCTTGTATGGCTGCCAGGCTTTGCGTGTGCGGTTGGTAACGATTGGCCCCTTGATCACCCCGGTGCCCAAGCGTGCTGCGTTGTGAATCACTTTGCGCAGCTCGCCGTTGTAGTCGCACTCGACCAGCTGGTCCTCGATCTCCAGCTGCATGGCGTCTGACTTCTCACGCGCAGTCTTCATGGCAGCACGGGCAATGTCGCGCATGGCCAAGGGCTCGCCAGTATCTGGGTTCAGCAGCGGTTGGCCAGTCTCTTTGTCACCGGCCATCTGGGTGTCGCGGCTCATGGCCATGAGCTGGGGTTTCGGCGTGGGCTTGATGCCCCAGTTGCGGTCGTCGGTGGGCAGCAGAATGTCGGAGATGCGTGCCTCGGCTGCATTGGTTTTCTGTCTAGTCAAGCCAATGTAGACGGTAGATCGGTGAGGCTTGGCACCCTGTGTGGTAACTGGGTAGCCCTGCTCAACGCTGGTCATCATCTGGCTGGCTGCCCTGTTGATGTTGTCCTTGGCGTTGTATTGGTCCTCGTCTTCAAGCCAACGCTTGTCGACCCCGTAGCTGTAGCGGGCACGAATCCATTCGTCTCGCTGAGATGAAAGCGATTGGCTAAACGCTTGCAGACGTTCCTGCGTGCGCTCCCTCTCCATCTCTGGGTCGACGACTTCTACTTCTACATCGATTTGTTGGGGCTTCATGTGATTTCCTTCAGATACGGCGCGACATCATTTGGCCGGAGATTAGACCCGTGTTGGACGGTTGCCCGGTCGTGACGCCATAGGAACCGGCGCTTGTTGCTGGGCCGTTCTTGGCCTCGTTGCTGGCCGCGTTAACGGCTCCCGCTAATTGAGTTGCGTTCTTTTGATTGGGAGTGCTTAAGCCGGGCGTAGCCTCCACCGCAACGCCCAAGGGGCCTTGTGCTTTGCTGCCTTGAGTGGCCGACGACATGCGGGCTGTTTGCCCCATGGACTTAATGTTTGCTTCGTTGGGCTGCATGTCAGTATCCAGTCACAGGGTCGAACACACCGAACGGCGTGACGTTAGGGGTGCGGTTACCGCGCATGCGGGTCTCGGACTCTTCTTGCGTCTTGGCTTTGCGACGCATCATCATGCCGTACCTGGTAGCTGACAGCAAGTCGTCGTTGAGCTTGACGATCACGCCGTCTTTGCGGTGGAACAGGCGGAACTCCTCGAACCACTCTTCCAGGTGAGAAAACACCCGCAAGCGCATGGTCTGCATGCGTGTCAGCATCTCAGCGACACCGGCCTCCAAACCGTTGCCGCCATCCTCAAATGTAGCGCGATCGGCCAGCATGTTGACGCCCAGGTCCTTGTACTGCTTGGCCAGCTGTTCGCCTGAACCCTTGTCGTGCTGCAAGCCGTCATGCGGCCAAGCCACTGGCACCCAGTCGCCGCGCGTGCGGATAGACGAAGCGTGGATGGCCACGCTGGCTTCTTTCAATCGGTAGCAGTCAGTCACGTAGATCGTGTCGCTGTCACGGTCCCACGCCATCCACACAGCGGCTGTCGGGTGACCCCAGCCAAAGTCCAGGCCGACGATGCGCGGCCAGTGCGGCGGGATCGGGAACGATCGGACCTTGATAGCGTCCTCGGCAACCGGGAACACGCGGCCACTGCCCAGGATGGGAATACCCTTAGCCCGTGCTTCGCGCTCGTGCTCAGGGTATGCGTTGATGATGGCTTCGCGCTGCTCATCCGTGTAGTGCTCGGCATCGTGGATCGTCATGTTGGTGACGGTCGTGCCTGTGGGCTTCTCGATCAAGTAACGCTTGACCACTTCGGACATACCAAGCAATGGCGTGAAGGTCACGCACACCTGGCCGCCGACAGCCTGCGTGCGGGTCAGGCCCTCAGAGTAAACCCCTAGTGGTGGCTCCTCATCGAACCATACCCAATTGACCGTGTCGGCCTGCCACTTAGTGCGGCCCTGGTCGTATGAGTTGAATTGAATGACCGAATCCTCGCCACAGTCGTGACGCACGACGATGCTGGACACGGCGTCCGGCACGCCTTGCTTCATGCTGGTGTCGCGGATGCACTCGTAAGGAATCGATCCAGTGCCCCACTCGTCGCGCACTTCAGGCGGGCCAAGCAGCAAACGCTGCACGCCCTTGCGCGTCAGTTCAGCTGACTCGGACCCAACCATTGAACGGATCGCATAGGGAAACCGAGTGCCTTTCCACCAATCGGGGTAGCGACCAGTCAAGTGCATCGCGGTCTCAAATGCGCCAGCCCACGTCTTGCCAAGCTGGTTACCGGCCATGAACAAACGCTCACGGAATGATGCGCCAGCTGCATGGAACTCGACCTGCTTGTTGTATGGCTTATAGGCTGCCAGGCGGTTGCGCTTGGCGCGAATGTCCTTGATTCGCAGCAGCTCATAGACTTCGAGCTTCTCAGCGTGATTGAGCTTTGACAGATCAAGTTTCGAGAGGTCGAGGTCGTCGATCTTCATTTGCGTGCAGCCTTTGACAAGAACATGGCCAGTCGATTGTCGAGCTGCTCAGACGTCAACTCCAAGTTGCCGGAGACTTTCATTTCGACAGACTTGAGCTTGGGCTGCGTGTACTGCAACATCTCGTTGAGCACTCGCAGCTTGGTGTCCGAATCAATGGCATCGACCATCATTGGCTTTTTGGTTTCAGGATCAACGCGCGGTTTGCCATTCGCGTCACGCACTGGGACCTGGCGCTTCAAGATGTTGATCATCTCGACTGCCGGGTCCATGCCAGCCTCGCGCAAAGCCTCGGCCACCGCTTTGAGGTTGATGCCCATAGGCTTCTTGCTCGAGGTTTGTTTTGCGTGTCTGTGTGAGGGCGTAGGGCCAGCAGCCTCGAGGTCCTCGACCGAGGCGAGCCTGGGCGGTGCACCTGCCAGTTCAGCCAATCGAGTTGCTCCGGTTTTACGTCCCATGTCAATCCTTCATTGCTTTGCGAATGATGCCGTTGCGTGCGCTGATGGCTTTGGCCTTGGCCTTGGCATCTGCCTTTGAGCTCGCGCCCCAAGCCTGCAAGCTAAGCAGCAGCCGGGTAGGCTTGCCGTCTTTGCGCTCAGGGCCAGGCATGTTGCCCATCCTGGCCAGGAAGCTCGCACGACGTGGATTGTCGCCAGCCTTCACTGGGGCCTTGAGATTCATACCCTCAGCCTTGGCACTGGCGCGACCCTTCGCATTGAGGCCCCCTTCGGGGTTCTTTCCTTCGGA